TACGGCTGCCAGCACGAACAGCACGATAGATGCGATCAAGAACGCAAGAGCGAGTGTCATGATGCACCTCCGAGCCTCGACCTGGGATCAATCCCTGTGCCATTGCAATCGGTGCAACCGCTCCCCATGCCGCCGCTGCCCGACCCACCGCAGCTTTGACAATCGTCAGCGCCGTAGATCCGCTTACGGTACTCTTCACGGTTCTCGCCAGGTCGCTTCTGCCCCATGAGCTCTGCGATCCGTCGGTCTGCGTGCTCTTGCTTCCCTTCCGCGGCTGCGAACTTCGCCGCCTCGAACTCCTCGCGCGTCGGTATTGACGCCATCAGCTTCTCCTTCATTGCCTTGAAGTCGCTGGCATCTTCAATAGCACGGTTCATCATCTCCATGTCGCTCTCCTGTTAAATCATGCACCAGACCGCCTAAACGCCTCGCCATAGCGTTTTCGCAGCACATCCAAGGTCAAGTCCTCACCGCGGGCGTTGCGCAGCTCCTCGAAGGTTAGACCGCCTTCGGTGAAGAGCTTCGCCCGTGTCTCACCCAGCACCTGCTTCTGCCTGGCTGGCGTCTGCTTCTTGAGCCAGTCCTCATAATCAATCTTGCCTGGCACCTGCCCGTCTAGGCTAGCGCGTGTGCCCACGTCGAATTCCTCGATGTCAACACCGAGCGACTTCCACGACTTCGTCAGAGGCACGTAGGTCGAGCGGCACTGCCAGTGCAACCGACCTGGGCCAGCGCCCCACGGGTACTCATGGTCGATCGGCTTGTGCTTGATGGTGTAGAGCTTGCCATCGCGGACCTGGCACTCGGGCGTCGTGCGGTTGTCCAGGGTCGACAGCCACTGCAGATTGCCAATGAGGTCTGAGTTCTCCTCAGTGAACTTGTCCTTGGCGAACTGCGCAGTATGGGATAGCGCCGTGCGCACCACTGCTGCTATCTCGCGCCGTGTGCCTTCGAGTGCACCGTCGCGGTACTTCATCTCCGGTGTGCCACGCAAGTCCCGGACGATCTGGTCCGTGGTCCTGTTCTGAACGTACCCGTCCGCTATGGTGCGACGTATCAGCCGTGCCTTGCTCGCCTCCTGGTCCTTGAGAAACTCGGACAGCAGTGCTCCCTGGAAGGGTCGGGACATAGCGGCAGCGTAGACCTGATTGATGTCCACGCGTGCTATGTCTATGGACGGCGGTATGTTGTCTGCCAGCATCCCTTCCTGGAACTGTAGCTCGAGGCTGGTAAGGCCCTTGATCTCAGCACGCAACGTCTCGTTCACCATTGCATACGCATCGTGGTTCAGTATGCGCACGCTCTCTAGCATGACCTCGAGGCGCTTGATGGTGAAGCGCTCCGGACTCATGTGCTCTAGCTTGATGACGAGCTCCGTGAACAGTCCCGCATCAGCACGGTTAAGGATGCCAATGATGCGGCGCACCACGCTATCGGAGTAGTTGCGCAGGTTCACAGAGTGGTCTATCTGACCGTCGCGCAGTGCTTCGTTAGCAGACTCGGCCATTAGCGTGTCCTGGCCTTAGCACGTCGGTCCGGAGGCGCCGGCGGGACCACCTGAATCGGCTTTGCACCATTGCCACCTGCAGCGGCCGAAGCCGCGGCTGCTGTCGCCGCCAGGGCGGGCGGTGTGACGCCTGGGACGCCAGGCACGGGCATCCCCATTGTGCCTAGCGGCTCTTCCTCTTCCACGTCCTTGTCAATGTCGTCGTTACTACGCTCAGTAGCAATAAGACCAAGACGCCGGAAGAAATCACGCACGTCGTTCTTAGCCAGCAGGCCGCTCTGCCAGCTCTTTGTGAGTTCAGCCATGAGTTGCGGGTTCGCCTGTAGCTGGACGAAGTCTTGCTGTATCTTAAACGCATCAGCATAGCCTTCTTCCTTCTCTGCCATGTCCATGAAGCGTGCACAGTAGCCAATGGCACGCTGGTACCCTTCACTCACGTTCGACACACACAAGGACAGGACAGACGTTGTCGCCTCGCGGTCGTTGTTCTCGCCGGTCGCAGTCTTATTCGCCTTCGTGCCTTCAATCATGCGTGCACCCACGGCAATCATCTGCACTTCCTTATGCTCCATCGCCTCCGCAGCAAGGGAGTTCGGTTGTGCCTGCGCCATCCCGAACGCCGCCCCTTGCGGTAGCAGCAGGGGACTCCGAGAACCGATATACATTTTCTGTCCGGTGTACCGTCGCTCTCCATTGCTATCCAGCACAAATGGATTCTGCATGAAGTCTCGCCACTGCTCAGTGAGTCCGCTGATCCAGGGCTGCACTTGCCCACAGAAAAACACACTGTCTTCATAGTCAGCAGAATTGCGAAAGTGAGCCAGGTTAAGCTGCGCCAGTCCATAGAGCGGTGCCGGGTCGATGCTCGCGTCGTTATTGTTCGAGCCAATGAACGTGAATGGTATCTCGGTCAACACCGCACCGCGGCTGCGAAGCTCTACCGCCTCGATTGCTGCCTCTTCTCCCGTGGCCAAGTCCTTCACGGTGCCCATCGACACAAGCCGTTTCGTCTTGGTGACGCCGGTGTCCTCGCGCCATAGACGCACCTGGACATTGCCAGCCTCGTTGCGCGTGATCTCGCGCCATTGCTTGACGACTACGATACCCCACTCACCGTCTTCTTCCTCTGCATCTTCTTCCAGCACGACCATGCACAAGGATGCTTTGCCATCCACTATGTCGTAGCGCCAGTTGATGATTGACTCGGCATGGTAGGCCTTAATGACCGGATGCCCTAGTGCCTCGGACCAATCAACGAACAGCCCATGCCTGCCGACGGCGAGGTTGTTGTTCAACACCGCCTGTGACTGCTGGTAGAGGCTGACGCCAAGGCCGTCGCAGTCCTTGAGCAGGTACTCGAGCTCCGTGGGTAGCTCGGTCACAGGGTCGCGGTGGAAGGCCAGGCCGACCAGGCCCTCGAGGGTGAACTGTGTGGCAGGGTACCAGACCGCCCTGCTGCGGTAAGCGGTGTTGCGTGCAATGTTCTCCACGCTCACGTCGGTGGCGTTGAGTTGCGGCAAGTAGGTGCCTGTGCGCAGGGCGTTGTCCCCGGACACCACATCACGAACAACGGCCCATCGCTCCTGCGTGGCTAGCGGGATACGGTTGAACGAGACGTCGTTGACTGTGCTTGCTGCGCTCATGGTGCTTTGCTCTTGCTAAGCCAGCGTGTGAGTGCGCCGCGAAGGCCACCGATCATCTCCTGCTGCTGGTCGTCCGCGGTGAGTGTGGTCGTGATGCGCTGCACGAGGACGTCGCGCCACTCAGGTCGCCCGCCCCACTCGCCAGCGTGCACACTCTCCATGAATTCCTTGCTCTCAGTCAATAGCGTTCGTTGCTCGGCAGATAGCATGCTAACTCTCCTTTGGTTGCAGGTATTCGGGATCGCGTGCTTCAAGAACTGCTAGCACTAGCTCAAGCCCGTTGTATAGGCCTCTCATGTATTCATCGTCGACGCTTAATCGTTGTATGTCACGCAGCTTGCGTACTTCGTTGGTGACATCTTCTACCGTGGCTTCATCCATTGGTGCTAAACCCCATGTTGATCGTCATCGCGTCCGTGGCTTCTTTCAGCAAGCGGTAGCCACTCTCGTCTGCGACGTGGTCCTCTGCGTCGGTGTCGATGTCGTCGGGCTTCTTAGCGTCCCGCGGCAGCACGGGTATCGTGCGAATGAATTGTGGGCATGTGTTGAAGATGAATATACCAGCGTCTTCCATGCGAGGCTTGAGGGACGCGGTCATGCGGTTGCGCATCAAAGCCCAGCGTCGCATGCGTGAGCCCGGCGTCTTGTCCGCCTTCGTCCAGTACACGCCCAGCGCGGCCTGCTGTTTGGCTGGGCTGTCCCCATTAATCTCGTCGAAGATACTGCTGTCAGCAGGGCCTGGCGTACAGCGCATATGCAAGCCCCACTCCTTTTGCCGTTCTATGATGCCTGCGCCAATGGTGCGGTCCGAGAGTCGTAGCCCTTGATTCGGCTTACCGTTCCAGCCATACCATTCACCAATGCGGAACAGTGTGCCTCGAGGATAAGACCAGCGTTTGCCGCTTGGTAAGTAGCATTCCGTGCCATCACTCTCGGCCCACCAGCCCACGCTAAAGGGCTTGCTGCTTCCCCAGTCGAACGAACGGTCCACACTCCATGAGGGCGGAATGGCAAAGGGCTCCATCACATGGATGTCCCTGCGCCAGACGTCGTCGAACATACCACCAGCCACGATGTCCCAGTCGCCCTCCAGCATGGCGCGTACCAAGGCAGGGTTGCCAAGGCCCGCCAGGCGCGCTCTGTAGGTCGGGTCGGACTTCAGCAGTGCTGGGTTGTCCGCGAGCCTAGCAGGTATGAACGAACGCTTCAGACCACCTTCCTCTTCCGGCATCTGGCGAACTTCAAACGGCGAAGCGTTGTCGATGAATGCGGCCTTGACCCAAGTATGCCCAATGCCGCCAGGGTTGCCGGAGACGAGCACGCGCGGGAAGAGGCCAACATACTCGGGAGGCACCGTGAGACCCACCATGCGGACACGGCCTCGGAGATAGGTATACATCGACTCGGTCCAGTGCGTGATCTCATCGATAAGCAGCACATGAATCTCAGCACCTTGATAATTGAACAGGTCGGATTCATACTGGCAGTGGCAGAGGTGAATGACAGAGTTATTGTAGAAGCGAATCTGTCCTAGGCCGTAATTGATCTTGCACCATCGGAACAAGATCCAGGAGGCTAGCATCATAGGAAAGGACGTTGGCCCTTCCATATGATTCTTGTTGAGGTCGGGGAACGTCCTTCGGAATATATAGACCTGCAAGCCAGGTATGAGCACGCACCACGCAATTGCTGCAACACGCATCAAGAAGCTCTTGCCTCCGCCCGCGGCTCCACCATACAGCAGCTCGGTTGCCTTAGACAGGAACGCGAGTCCCTGCTTGTACTGCAACTTCAGTATCGTGTCGAGGCTAGGACTCGGGTTCTGGCTCACTAGGCTTGCCCTCAATAGTCACACGCAACACCGGCGGAGCCAGTGGCTGCCCTCCTGGGCCTGTCACCTCTGTGCGTGTGAGCTTGGGAGCCACGTACTCCGCCAGCTTGTTGATCAGGTCTATGGCCTTGCCAGGGTCGGCTATGACCGGGTACGTAATGACCTCACGCAGCCCGGCCTCGTTCGTCTGGTACTCGCCTCGCGTACCATTCGCCACGCGGTCTAGCCACACGCGCACGTTGTCCCCATTCTCGTCAATGAGGTCTTGGACAATGGTTTTGAATTCGCGTGTCACCTTGTTCTGTACGCCCTTCCTGCGGCCAGCATCTGGAT